CAATTCAAGTAAGCCTAAAGCATCAGGTCAATATAGTAGGAGTAGAGTTATTAGTGGATCTAAAGCAAAAGGTTCAAGAGCTAAGAGGGGCTAATTTCTATTTAACATAATATTTTTCTATTTAACATAATATTATTTATATTTGTACTTGCTGACAGTTAGTAGTAATCTTCGCAAATGCTTATAATCTAATTGTTAGTTTTCGTGTTTTTCTCAATAAAAAGCCCCTACTATTACGGTAAGGGCTTTTTAGATAGTTAAAGTTGAATTTATTAATTAACTATTTAAACATAATAATGAAGCATAAAAGCAATATGATAACATACAGCAATAATTTTATTTTACGAATGTTTGTTCTCACGTTGATTCTATTTTAATTGTTTTAACTTCCTTTGGAGCTTTTGGTAATGCTATCCAATGGGTAATCTTATAATCTTCATAAGGTTCCATTTCTCTTGTACCAAACCAATGGGGCTCATCTTCTTTATGTAAAGGATCTATTACTCTTTCCCATCTTTGTACACTTGCATTATAGTCCTGAAAGAAACCTTTACCCGTAACAAGTACTGTTACACCTGGTTCTGGTAATTCATCTTCTATACTTATCCATGTTGAGGTAGTACTTAGAACATCACCATCTTCAATGAAATTAATTTCTTCTATAATATCTGAAGTTAGTTCACTATCTTTTTCTGACCTTAACTCATCTTCCAGTCTATTGATGATTCTTGATTTAATTTTTTCCATACTTATCGTGTTTTTAATCTTTTAGTTCATCAAAGCTGTAATTAACTTTACCATGCTTTGATATTGTTTGAATATTAATTATCTCTACATTGTGATCTGACAACTTGCCGGCTATCTTCTCTTGACTCCACATTCTACTTATTGAATTAGCTGTCATTTTTTCTGTAGGTATCTCATTCTCTTCATCTAATACCAATACTTGCCTCTTAAGATTGATAATCTTTTGCCGTTTTGTTTTCTTATTGATACAAGACAAGGAACATTCAGCTAAGTAAATGCCTGGTTTATAGTCTATTGGATATTTTCTTTTAGATTCGATGTAACAAATGTAGTAATTTTAATGTATAAAAAGTACACAATGTTGATTATATGTTTATCTTTGCTTTATGCGTAATCACAAGAAACACACTGAAACTCCATTTGATGGTGGTTCTTTAAAGTTATCAATGAATGAGACATATGAAATATCGAAACTTAGTAAGACAGCTTTAAAGTTGTACCTGTTCATAAGGGAATATTCTTTTAGGACTAATGGTGTTATTTTTTTTGATAAGAATATGGCTAAAGGTATTTGTGGGTTTAAGCAGAACAAATCTGTTTACAATGCGTTAAATGAATTAGTAAGTTTGGATATTATAGCAGGGATGAATGATCCAAATGAATTTTACTATAATCCCGAATTTATAGGAAACGAAAAAGAATAATTATGGAAGTGTTTAGAATAGGAGATAATTTAATTAATATAGATGGATTGAATGTTTATAATCCAAAGGGAGATACCAATTGGTATTCTTTTAATAATAAAAGAATTGGAACAATTAGATTACAAGCCTTATATTTGTATTTACACTATGAAGAAAAAGATCGTAAAAAAAGATTCTATAAATATGTAGAAGATATTATTGATAAATTAATCTATAACTAAAATGAATATTAATCAACGATGGGCTTTTGCAGTTGCGGCTGAAGAAGAAAATAAAAGAAACAGGAGAAAAGCTAAAAAGACAAATCAAGTTAAGATTAAAGTTAAAAAGACAAATCTTAACAGTAAAGGAAAAGCTAAGTATTAATGTACAATGAATTAATAAATGTAGATACAGATGGTAATGTCTTTTTGCATGATGATTCCATAGCTTTAATGCCTAAGCTCTTTAAGGTGTATAAGAATAAGTACATGGGTAGTAATATGGTAAAATATATTGTTAGTGTGTATGATTATAAATCACCGTTTAGAAGGCTACCAGAAGAAGAAAGAAAATCAAGGGTAGCATATTCTATTTATTCTAAAGATAAAGCTACCAACTCTTCAGATAAGCTTGTTGGGGAAGCAATAGAGGAATATCTTAAGTTGCAGTATGACCCACTGATTGACCAATACAATACAATGGGGGAGCAAATCTATAAGATGAATAAGGTATATGGGGCTATGGTTCCTACTGAAGATAACCTTGAGGATATGAATAAGATACAAGACCAAATGGGTAAAGCTGCTCTTGCTCGTGAGAAGATTAAAGAGTTGATACTTAAGGACCAACAATCAGAATCAAATATTAAAGGTACTGGCTCTGAGGATTTTAGTGTGTTTGAGGAAGATCAAATCATAGGAAAGTAATTTATGTTAGAGGCAAAGAAATATTCCCCACTTATCTTTGATAAAAACTTAAAAGACTATGCTAAATTCAAAAAGAATACAAGTGAATATTTTGCATTTTGGAAAGAGCAAAAGCGTAGATTAAAGGAGGGTTACAAGCCAACAGGTGGTGTTTTTATTCCAGGCAATTATTATTTCTATTTAAACTTCTCGAAAATACATGGTTTACCAACTCCTGATTCAAGGCGTAAGTCTATGATACCTCCAATTTATCGTGACCAAGACCATGAGTATTTTACTGAAGTACATAATGCTAAATACGGTGACGGTAAAGATGATAAGGGTGGTAGAGGTATTATTGTATTAAAAGCAAGACGTAAGGGGTTCTCCTTTATGAATGCAAATATATTATTACATGAGTGGAGCTGTTACTCTCATTCGGAAAATGGCTTAGGGGCTCAACGTGAAGATTATGTTCAAGATTTTAGAAAGAAGATGTTACTGTCTTACAATGAGTTACCACCTCAACTTAGAAATAAGGTGCTTCATAATAATGAGGAAATCTTTATGGCTGGGTATAAAGAAAAGGAAGATGGTATTTGGGTAGAGAAAGGAATGAAGTCAATGGTTCATTTTAGGGTAATGGAAAAGCCTAATGCTTTTAGGGGAACATCATTAAACTACATGGTGTTTGAGGAAGCGGGAGAGTTCCTAAAGCTAAAGCGAAGTTTCCAATCATCTGAGGATTGTTTTAAAGAGGGTAATGTATTTTTTGGTACACCAATTATTGGTGGAACATCAAATGCTATGGAAGTAGAGAGTGATGATTATATGGATATGTACTATAATGCTGAACACTATAATCTAAAACCTGTATTTATTAAGGCATCTAAAGTTTTTGGTAGTTTTTTTGATATGAAAACTGGGAGGTCTGATGTAGTTGAAGCTGAGAAGTTTATTATAGCTGAAGCTGAAAAACGTAAAGCTACAGGTGATTTACAATCTTACTATTCTTATCTTCAAGAAAACCCTCTTGAGGTAGAGCATGCTTTTTTTAAGTCAGGTAAAACTCCATTTGATTTAGAAAAGATTAATAAGCAAATATCAAATATCAATACTAACCCTAATTTTCAGAGGGTTCAAAAAGGAAGATTAGATTGGCAAAAGAATAAAGAGGGTAAAGAGTTGTTTGGTGGTAAGCCAGAGTTTATTATGGATGATGGAAGTATAGATGAAATGAATCCCACTAATGAGTTGTTTCCTTTTGAGATTGTTGAGCAACCTCTTGATGGAATAAAGAATGCTCACCTATCTGCAGTAGATCCTTATCATATTGATGATGATTTAGAAGAATTGAAAAAAAGAGCTTCTGACCAAAAGGATAGGTCATTAGGTTCAATGTGTGTATATCGTAGGTTTGTGAATACTAATGTTATTGGAGAGTTACCAGTAGCGTTCTATACAGATAGACCTTACTCTAAGGAGAAGTTTTATGAGAATTGTTTAAAATTAGCTATCTTTTATGATTCACAAATACTTGTTGAATATAATGATGATGGTTTTCTTAAATATTTTATACATCATAAAATGACAAGGTATTTAAAAGAAAGACCACGTTCTGCTGATAGTCCATGGACTCAAGCAACTAACAGATATGGTATTCATATGAAATCATTTCAGAAGAAATTATTAACTGAATTAGTTGATGAGTATGTTAAGAAACACTGGGAGGACATTTATTTTATGAAACTATTAAATGAATTATCCGTTTATGGCATAAAGAATACCGATAGGGTTATGTCTTTTGGTATGGCATTGATTCATGATATGGATGCTACAAAGAAAATACGTGATGTTAAGGATGATAAGGATTTAAAAAAAATGGATGGATTGCCAGTGTTTATAAGAGATAATACTGGAATGTTAACTACGATGAAGCCAGAAAACGATCATCTTTTTGATAATAAGAAAAGAAATGTTACTTTTGATTACGATTTAGATACTGATTAGATACTTAGAATACGTATGGATTTTCCAAAACAGAATATTCCTGAGAAAGATAAAACAGAGGAATGGCATTTAGAATGTATTAATTCCCTAATGATGCGCCATGGGAGTTATGATGCATTTAAAAATTCAAGAAAAAAAGACCATGAAAATTATTTAATTACTCAAGGAGATTTTGACCATAAACAGTTTGAATATGTAACTGATATGTATGGACTTACTTCTCCTGCAAGGTTTGTTAATTTTCCAATGATTATGCCTAAGCTCGATTTATTGGCTGGGGAATTAATTAGTCAGCCATTACAATATACTGTTAGTGTTATTAATAGAAATGCTGTTCGCAAGAAGAATGAGCAAAAAATTACATTGGCTGCAGAGGTAATATTAAGACCAATACGTAGAGAAATAGAACAACAATTAGGAATGCCTATTCCTGATGAGAATGTAGGACAAGAAGTTCCGGAAGATGTTGCTCGTTATCAAAAGCTTAAGTTTAGGAATGCTATTGAGGAAATGGTACAAGTTGGTATATCATTTTGTATTCAGCGTTGGGATTTAAAGCAAACTTTTAAAAGAGGTTTCTATGATTTATCAATAACAGGGAAGCAGTTTTATAAAATATATATTAAAGAGGGAGATCCGTATGTTGAAAGACTTGACCCTCGTTCTATGCTTTATGATTTAGATGGAGATAAAGAAAGCTTACAAGATTCTAAATATGCTGGTTACGAAAACTGGTATACTATCAATGAGGTTATAGATAGATATGGTGTTAATCTTACAAAAGAACAAACTGATGAGCTTGAGAAATTGCAGTCAGAAGGAATTGGAAGTGATATTTCAGGTGTTACATCATTAGATAATTATTCTCATAACAATGGGTATGACTTAAAAATTAGGGTGGTAGAATTTCAGTGGAGAAGTATTAAGATGCTTAAGCATAAGGTTTCTGAAAATGAATTTGATCCATTAAATCCTTGGCTAAAAAAAGTAAAGGATGATTATAAAGCAAAAAAGGGAGAAAAATTAATTAAAAAACCTATTACCGAAATTCGCCAAGGTACAAGAATAGGTCATAAGATGTTATTGAATTGGGGTGTAAAACCTAATCAATTACGTTATGAAGAAAATTACGCAAATACATCTTTAGATTTCTTTGGTGCCATTAAAGGTAATTTTAATGGAAGTACTTTATCAGTGGTAGATTCGTTAAAGAACGTTCAAATACTATACAATATAGTAATGTATCAAATAGAATTAGCTATGGCTCGTGCCGGTGGTAAAGCTATTGTTTATGATGTATCGCAGAAGCCTAAAAATATTACACTAAAAGATGTAATGTATCATGCTAAGAATTCTGGATTAGTTCTTATTAATAATAAGGCAGAAGGAATGCAAACAAACGGATTTAATCAATTTCAGCAAATTGACTTTACAATGAGTCAGGCTGTTTCTCAAATGATTAATCTTAAAATGATGCTTGAAGATACTGCTGATAAGCTAACAGGGATTAGCGCAAGTAGAGCTGGTGTCCAAAAGTCAGGAGATTTAGTGGGTGTTACTGAAAGAAATGTAATGCAATCTACTTTGGTTACTGCTCCTTTGTTTGATATTCACTATAGATTAGTTGGTGATGTATTACAAGGTTTAGCTAATTTAATGAAGCCAGCATGGGGTAAAGAAGGTCGTATGGCTAATGTCTTTGGAGATATGGGTATGGAGACTTTTAAGATAGACAAGTCTATTGCTTTATCTGAATATGGTATTTTTATTGAAAATAGTGGGAAAGAAGTTCAGCGTAAAAATGAGATGATGGGATTACTTGAAAGATTTTCATCTTCTGGAAATGTGGACCCATTAGCAATTATACAAGCTGTTAATGCAGAAGGATCAAGTGAAGTTGAATCAATTTTAGTTGAAGGTCTTAGTGCAATGAAAGAGCAACGTGAGGGAATGGAGGAAAGACAAGTTGCTGCTCAAGAACAGGCTAATGAAGTTGAAGGACAAAAAGTTCAAATACCTCTTGAAGTCGCTAAAATTAAAGCAGAAGCAGATATTGAAGTTAAGAGAATGGATATTACTGGAAAAGTAGATATGCAAGGTAAAGACCTTGTGCATAAAGAGAATATGCAAACTGAAAATAAAAATGCTAAATTAGACGAAGCAATGTTGGTTCAGTCGGAAGATGAAGTTGAGAATGAATAAAAAATTATATATTTGTAATTAAAGAAAATGTTATGGAAAACGAAGAAGTAAAAAATACGGAGGAAATTGTAGTAGACAATCCTGTAGAAGAGACTAATACAGAGGTTGTTAATGAAAACAAAGAAGAAAAAATTGAAGAAGTAGAAAGTGTTGAATTTGATCCGTCTTCTTTTGCTGATGTAATTGTTGCAAAACAAGAAGATGAAGAAAAAGAAGTAATAAGTGATAATAAAGAACAAGAAATTGATTGGATAACTGAGGAAGAAAAAGTAGTTGAGAGTGAAACAAAGATTACTAATGATGAGCCTATAGAGAATACTAAAGAAGTTCCTGTAGAATCAAATAGTAATTTTAAGCAAGTAGCTACTGACTTAGGATTGGACACTGAAAAGTTTGAGACTATTGATGATTTTAAAAAACATCTTCAAACTTTAGAGCATGAAAATAATGAATTAAGGAATTCAAGTGGAAGTAATGCTACAAATAGTTCAATTAAAAGACTTGAGGAACTTAAAGCAAAAGAAGATACAGAATTAGTTAAGCTATCATTAGAGAAAGATGGATTTGAGGGAGATAAATTAGAGGATGCAGTTGATAGGTATATTGACAATGGTTTAATTGAAATTGAAGCACAAAAAATTCGTAAGACAATAGATAACGCTATTGTTGGAGAACAAAATAAAGAAACACAATCTACTGTCGATGCAGATGCAAAGCAACAGCAAGAACATCAAGATAGTGTTAAAAAGCTTGAAGAACACATTAGTAAGACTGATACAATGTTCGGTTTTAAAATGTCTAAAGACGAAGATAGTCTAAAGAATGTTCAGCAAGGGCATGTTAAATATATTACAAGTGGAAGTTTCATGGATGATGTATTTAAAAATGAAGAAAGCGTAGCTGAGGTTGCATGGTTTACGAGAAATAAAGATGTAATCATTAAAGCAATAGCTAATAAGAGTTTACAAAAAGGGAAGAATGCAATCTTAGATGATATAAGAGAGCCGGAAGTTGTTAGTCCGCAAAGATTTAGAGATCCAGATGGCTCAAGTGAGTTTGATCCTTCTAAATTTTCGGCATAATGTAAATAATTAAATAATAAATTAAATTAAAAATTTTAAAAAATGAAGTTTCATTCAGGTACATACGGAAAAGAAACACAAGAAAGTAATGCTTTAGTTACAAACTTGTTAAAATACCCGGAAATTGCTAAGACATTAATTAGACAATATCCACAATACTCGCTAAACTACTTCCTTGACGGAACAAGTAGATTTGCAAAAGAAGAATTAATAGGTGAAAATGCTTTTAGATGGCCAATCTTAGGTCGTTTAAATAGACCTTCAACTTGCACAGGTGTCTTAGTTGGTACAGGTGTTGGTAACTCTACATTTACTGTTGAGTTTGAAGAGAACTATTTCAACCCTAATGATGTAGTAAGATTTGCTGGTGAAGAACAAGCAATCGTAATGGGAGAGCCTAATCCAACTATTGGTGGTTATACTTTTTCTTTCATCTTACAAACTAACGATCCATTAGCAGTAATAGCTGCAGCTTCTATAGTTGCTGGTTTAACAGCTAATACAGTTGGTTCTGCATTTCCTGAAGGAAGTGATAGAGGTTATGAAAACCATGTTTATCCAGATTGGTATATCAATCACATTGGTATCGCAAGAAAGTCTAAATCTATTACAGGTTCAGCTTTAACTGACGTTACTTGGATTGAGAACAACGGTCAAAGAATTTGGTTCTTTACTGATGAGAAGTTAATGAGAGAAGAGTTCCTTTATCAAAAAGAACTTGATTCTTGGTATTCTACATCTACAATGGATGCTAACGGTAATTCTACTGTTATTGGTCCTGATGGTAAGCCAATAGTAAAAGGTGATGGTGTTCTTCGTCAAATTGATGCTGCTAACGTTGATACTTATAACGGTCAATTGACTGAAAAAAGATTAACTGATTTCTTAGCTCAATTACAATTGAATACAGGAAACCAAAATGCTCATTGGATGGTATTTACTGGTACTGCTGGTAAAGTTGCTTTTCACGAAGCAATGAAAGATTTAGTTTATCCTTCTGGTAACTTAATTTATGATGCTTCAGTTGGAGCTGATACTGAAATAGGTGTTAACTTTACTTCTTACAATGCTTTAGGTTCAAGATTAACTCTTGTTCACAATTCATTATTTGATGATCCAAACTTACATGGAAATAACATTGACCCAGTTAGTGGATTTCCTGTTGAATCATTTAGAATGGTATTCTTAGATATGGGTGTAACAGATGGTGTTGCAAACATTGAAAGAAAAGTGAAGGGTGCTGGTGGAATGGACAGAGGCATGATTATTAAGTATATATCAGGAATGGTAAATCCTTTTAATCAAGGTCAAATGGAAGCTGCTAACTCAAGAGATGCATTTACTTGTGAGGTACTATGTGAAAGTGGTATTATAGTAAGAAACCCATTGTCTTGTGGACAGTTGGTATTTGCATAATTATTAATTACTTATTTTTTTAAAAAATGGAAATAGCAAAAGAAGCCTTATCAAAGGCAAGAGTAAAAGAATTAATGTCAGGCGCTCCTAAAACTGGGAATGTTGAGATTAGATTAAAAGATCCTAAAAGAACAGGTACAATAACAGTTCGTGGATATACGGATAAGGATGGGTCTTATAGACCTTTCGTTGACAAATTTGGAAATGAAAGAGTAAAAAGATTTGCCCGAACTGCATATTTAGATATGAATAAAGAGGATGATCGGTTAACCTTACAACAGGTAGTCAATCATCCTATTTATATCAATGGACCAAGACCTGTATTGGTCGTGGTTAACCATGAAACTGATGCAGATAATTTTGTAGCATTAAAAGATAATGAAGCATTGGCAGGAGATATAATTCAGAAGCTTGAAGGTCAAGATTTAGCTGATTTCGCAAGAGTGCTTTTAATTACAGTTAAGCCTGGTAGTTCAGACAAAGTAATTAAGAGAGCGATTTATGAAAAAGCTGAAACTGAGCCCGGAGAGATTTTGAATTTATGGAATGACGATTTGCGTGAAATTATGGTAATTATAAGAAAGGGATTAGAGTCTGGTTTGTTTAAATATAGACAAGGCCGATATACTTTTGATGGTCAATTAATGGGAACAACTTTTGAGATTGCTACTGATTGGCTTAAAGAAAATGAAGATTTAATTCCTTCAATACGTAAACAACTGAAGTAAAATGGATATAATCGAAATGCAAGAAGCGTGTGATACTGGCTTAGATAAGGCTAATTCTCCTTGGTACACAAGTACTGAGAAAGATTACTACCTTAATAAAGCACTTCATGAGTTTGCTGAAAGTAGATATAGATTCTTTGAAAAGGATGAGCGTGTTCGTAAAGAATTATTACCGTTAGTTAGGTCAACTGCAGGAGCAAATACTTCTATTGTTAATTATGGTATTATAGAAAATTTCATGTTCACTCTTAGTTTGAGTGGAATTTTTAATAAAGTTTGTGGTGTAGGAACAAGTTTAGAGCCTATTCGCCCTATTCAACTTGATGATGAAATTGGGATGCAGAAAGATCCATTTAATAAAAGTGGTGATGACAACCCTCAGTATATTGAAGAGAATGATGGTGTTGATGATATTGCTATAATCAAATCAGATACTACTCCATTATCTTATACTTTAAAATATCTTAAAATACCACGTACTGTTTTTCGTGATGTTGATAATCCAAGCAATAATATTAATTCAGAAATGCCTATATTTACGCATGATGAAATTGTTAGTATTGCGGTGAGAATGATGATGGCGAATACTGAACAAGTACAAAATTATCAATTACAACAAAATGAAATAGCTAACGAAAATTAAATTATTATGGCAAAAGTAACTTATACAAAAGGTCAATTAAAAGCATTTACTGTAAAGGAATTGCTTACTATTGATTTATCAGAAGGAATTGGAAATGTTTCTAAATCTGAACTAATAGTTGGAATGTTGAAAAATCAAAAAGCTGCAGAGAAAGCTAAGGCTGAGGCAGAAATTAAAAAAGATTCTCAACCCGCTAAAGTAACAAAGGATAAAGAAAAGAATACTGTTTCTAAAGATATTGTAAAGGGAAAAGAAAGAAATAAGGCGATTAAGTCTGGAAAGCCTAATTTTCATAGACAAAGAAAAGGGAGAAATCCTATGACTTTTAAATTAAATTAAATTATTCATTATAAAAATAAATATTATGACAGGTAGAAATTATTTCCCTTTAGTCACAGTAATTCCTGTTCCTGCTGCTGCAGGCGGGATTATTAAATTAACACCTCAGTATGAGGTTCCATTGGCTTCTTTGTCAGAAGCTTTTCTTATTGTTCCTGCTGTTGGTGCGGCTGGTTTTCAAACTGTAACATTTGCTGGTACTTATGCTGTAGGTGATGAAATAAGATTAACTATTACTTCTAATTTGACTTCTCGTCAACTTTGGAGAAAAAGTTATAATTATGTAGTTCCTGCTGGTTTTAGTTTAACTTCAATCGCTGCTGCATTTACAGCAATGGTTCAGGCAGATGTAAACAATCCTCTTAATTCTCCTTATGCTTCGGTAACGAGCGCATTAGGTGTTATGATTATCACTCAGTTTGATGATGATAAACAAGGATTGGTTTCATATACGTTTACTGATAGTGCTTCTGGTACAATTGGTGCTGTTTCAACTTTAACTGTAATTTCTGAAGGTCAGCCTTCTGATTTAACTGATAGAGGTGTAGATACTGATGATATTACTCTTGCTGCTTACGATACAGTAAGAATGGTATTAAAAGCTGATGCTCCAATACCATTTATTGATTCTGACGGTAAGACTGTTAAGGAGATATATTGGTATGGAACTCCAGGTGATGGGGTAGGATTGGTTGCACAGATACCGTAGCCAATAATTTAACAAACATTTTAAAGGTGGTGGTCAAAAGCCACCGCCTTTTTTTAATTTTATACTATGCCAACATTAGATCAATACGCTTATAATGTCAGAAATATTGCCAGAGCTGGTCAAGGAGATTCTGACGATGAAAAATTAAACATCAAACAAGTTAAGTTTTGGATTAATGGTTATCGTTCTGCCGGAATGTTTCAGGCTACTGATTTTGGTAAAGACATACATCCTCAACTTTTTCAAGATTTAGGGGTAATACCTTTAGAGGAAGTTGATAAGGCTGATAGTAGCTGTCCTGATGTTAAGTGGGGTTGTACTATTAAGAAGATTAAAATTCCTAAACTAATTGATTTTCCTGAACTTAGAGCTCTTAATTTTGTTGGTCTAATAGATAAGCAAACAGACTTTATTATTAATAGTCCAAGTGCTGCTCATCATAAGCAAGATACAAAATTTGGTAATCTAAAAACAAGGGTTTATCCTATTGGAGAATATTTATATTTTATGCTAACTCCCGAAATGGGAATGCTTGATTATGTAAATGTTCGTGGTGTTTTTGAAAGTCCAGAAGATGTATTTACTTATCCAACTAAAGGGTGTGAACAAAGATGTTATGATTCATCAACAGATGAATACCCTATGCCATCTCGATTATATGAGTTTGTATTACAAAGAATACTTGGTAATGAATTAAATTGGAATCAACAAGCAGTTAATGATGAACTTAATAATGCAAGATTAGATAATGCGAAAATTGGATAATCATGGTAGGTATACATTGTATGGTGTGTATTTAGAATGTAAAGATGAGCTTGATATTGGTATTAAGTCCTTTCCAAAAGGAGTTACAAGGTCAAAGAGCATATCATATAGAACATTCGCTTTGGTTGTTTCTCTTTACTTTAAGATAGCGTTTGAAATGCTTGTAAGAGGATTGAGCGTTCCTTTGTTAAATAAGTTTGGAATATTAAATGTAGTTAAGACAAAATGTATTCGGTATAATCCTTTTAGGATTTCTTTTTATAAAGATGAGTCAGGGAAAGTTATAAGAAAAAAAGTTAAATTAAAATTAAAATCGGGTTATTGGTATTTTGTTTTTTGGGATTGCCCGAAAAAATGGAGACAATATAGATTTAATATTAATATGAAATACAAGAGAGCATACATGGAGTTGGTTGAGGATGGTTTTGATTACCTTGATTATACTTTAGATGGGTATGGTAGAAGTGCATCTATTGGATATATACAACATATAAAATAAGTTATGGGTAATACTGCAAATAAAATATCACTAAATAGAGTTATAGGTAATGTTGTTGGAAATCTTGGATTGAATGATGTTTCTGATGTTTATGATGATATGGCTCGATGGGCTTGTGAGGGTGAAAATAAGATAGGTTCTACATCATCTTATCGTCATTTTGAGTGTGAGCTAACAATAAGAAATAGAAAGGCTTCCTTGCCTCCTAATTTTATGTATTTAGAAGCTATTAAGAATGGCGCTAAGATTATGAATTTAACAGAGCGTTCTTTTAGATTATTTAACAAAGGGGTTAATTTTTCTAAATTACCACCAAGTAATTTTATAGGTGGTCAAAAGGTTACAAATGTTCCTGGTGTTCCATTGGTAATTCAAGTAGATTTAATTGGATCCTTTATGATTGGGAATGTTATAACTTTAACTGTAACTGCAAATAACTGTGGTTCGGTTGTTTCAAATACATTTAATTACATAGTACAAGCTGGAGATTCTTTAACTAATATTGCTTTAGAGTTAGCTAATCAAATTAATGCAATTGGAAATATTGGTTATACTGCTTCTGGCGGGAATGATATGTTATTTATTACTGGGGATTCGCCAATAATAAGTTTTCAAGTTGCTTTGTTTACTGATAGTGTTGCAGGAAGTTTAACTCAAATGGTTTATCAAAAGAGGGTTCCACCTAAACAAAATACTGTTGATGTAAGTAATACCAATACCAATCCTATTTTACAATCAAAAAATCTTGCCAATGGAGCTGTAGCTGAATTAAATACTGGCTTACAATCTGATGGTGGTGGAGGAACATATGGAAATAGCTTAAACAGTAATGGTTATTTTTATGGAGATAATTATGCTTCTGTTTTCTCTATAGATAATGGTTGTATTAATTTTAATGCTTTAGACGATACTAAAATAGGTATCTCATACATGGGTGTTGATTTAGACGAAAAAGGTTATCCATTGATTTCTGAAACTCATGAGGATGCTGTTACTGCTTACATAATGTTTATGTATTTAAGTGTTAGATTTTATAGTGGAAAAATACCTCAATATGTTCATCAGACTGCTGAAAGAAGATGGTATGACTTATGTGGACAAGCAAGAGGTGATGATGAATTGCCTAACAACGAAGAGCTAAAATATTTGGCTAATATTTGGATGCAAATGATGCCTTTACCAAGTCTTGAAAACTTTTAATTATGCAAGGAAAATCAGGTGTTAATATTTTTAGTGGAGGAATGACTGGTGATACAGATATTCTAAATACAGATCCATCTTCTTATAGAGATTCTATGAATGGAAGAATAATGTTTAACAACAATGGAACATATTCTTGGGAGCCAGAAAATGGAACAAAAACTACATTCACTTTAACTCCTGACGATGGGCTTGATTCTCGTGAATATAAAATCATAGGTAATACCGGAAATAATAATATTAGAGTTATATGGTCAACTGTTGTAGATTCAGACCCATTATTATCTAATTCTGAAATAGGAATTTTCTCTATTGATGAAACTGGGATAGGTTCTTATAAAACTTTATTTAATGACCGTAATGATCCAAATCAAGATTTATTTAATTTTAAATTATACAATCAAATTGAGGCAAGATTTCTTTATGAGAATCCTAAGTTAATTAGAGCATATTGGGTAGATGGTATTGCTACTGATAGCAATAGACCAAGAGTTATTACTTTTAGTTTTGATGAAAACTTAGCTTTACCTATTGGTAATCAATCTGATGTAAGTGCATATGCAAGTTCAAATCTTTCTGTATTCTCTATGAATAGTCAGGCTGATTTTAATATGGGCTTGATTAAGTATGTTGGGAATATTGGTGGTGGTCTTATTTCTGGAGCTTATCAATATACTTATAGTTTGGGAACAAAAGAAGGATATTGGACCCCTTGGTACCCTCCTACTCGTAGAGTATTATGTATTCCTGACAAAATTAGTTCTACTAATTGGAATGAGTATGAGATGGGTGATTCTGGAATTTCTACATCTAAAGGAAATCTTATTGAAGTAAAAGGTATTGACCAACGATATGATAGAATTCGTGTTGCTTATACTTTGATGTATACATCTTCAACTGTTGTTAATTCAAAAATATTTGCTCAAACTGATATTGATAAAAATCCGGGTGGTGATATTAAACAGTTTCAGCATGTTGGGAATGTTGGTGAGCCAGTATTAACTTCTGAAATAGCAGATTTGTTTAGTGGAATATTAGGAGCTAAAACGTTAAATATAAAAGATTCTACACTTTACTATGGAAACATTAAAGAGAATGTCTTACAAAACTTCGATATAGAGCCAATACTTAAAAATCTTACTATTACTCCTAAGTTTAGAGATATGCGTTCAGATGAATGGACTTCTGGTATAGTTGCAGAACAAAGACCTATTACGCATGGGTACCCAAGAACAGGTAAAACTCAAATGAGACAACATTCTGCAGTTGGTGGTGTAGAAGATTATGATATTAATAATGATTATTTAAACTACAAGGGCACTCAGGTGGACCATTTATATCCGGGATATTTTAGAGGTGAGCCATATAGATTTGCTATTGTATTTTATGATAAGTTAGGATTTGAATCTTTTGCATTTCATTTAGGTGATATTGTAATGCCTAATCAATCACAATTTTCATATCATTGGGATAGAGTAAATTCAGATGGAAACATTGTTCCTTCAGGACCATTAACTTTACCTCAAAGAGCTTGGCCGACTAATAATTATAATCTTGCTGCATTAGCAAATGAAAAGATTTTTGTTGGAGATACAGGAAATAATCTTTCTCCAATGAATAGTGTAAATCCAAATCCGGGTAGTGTTAGCCCAGGTGCTCTATCGGGTGAACAACGTGCTGTATCTCATTTAAGAATAATGGGATTAAAGTTTAGTGGAATTGATATTTCAAGTATTGCTCCATTTATTAGTGGATTTAAGATTGTAAGAGCATCATGCGATAGGTCTATCTTATTACAAGGATTATTATTACCATGTGTTAGTACAACAGTTGATAAACAAATTGATGGAGAGGATCCTGGTGGAAAAATTATTGTTCCATTACCATCTGTTCATCAAGACTTTTATGACTTTAATGGAAATACTGGGGGAGGTCATGCTCCTAATTGTGATTCACCTCCTGCAAATAATTATGACAGAGTTGCTTTACAAGGATTAAATGCCTTTAATCATGATGGGAAGCTTGATAATGATAGATATTATGCAGCTCCTTATGCTTCTGTTTTATATGCTCCTGCTTTAAATTTTGGAACAAACGGTCCACCTACTATTCAAAGTGAAGATAAAGTTACTTTGGTTGGTGGTTGTTGGGCTGAAACTAATCATCCATTCTTTTTAGGGAAAAGAACTGCTGATAATATGTATTTCAATAAAGCATATTACTCACAAAACAATTGGCATATAGGTGTCAATACTGATATAGGAGATACTAATTATTCATCACCTCCATTTCCAAGATATATGTCTTATATGGAGGGAATTAGAAGATATGATTTACTTAACCCAAGAGGATTTGTTGAAGATTGGGCGAGTAGTGCTCGATTAAATGCTGATGTGGGCGCTCAGTCTTTTTTAGAAGCTATCCCAAGGCGTGCTCATAGCATGTTTAGTTCTATGTTTATAAATCATGGAAACTTTATTCCTTCTAATCCTCCAGTTGGGTGTGCTAATCCTTATGCGTGGACAGCAATGTATAAAAACTCATCTCCCGCAAGATTATTGAGTGATGATCCTGGTATTGGGAATAATGATTCAAGATTTGCAGGAGGTTTCATTTGTAATTGGGTGCGACCTAATCCTTCTCCTTATGGGGGATTGTCTGAAACATCTTTATCCCAATCTGTATTTTTTGGTACAGGACATTTTCAGCCAATAAATAATCCAACATTTGATACTCAAGGGATGCCTACTGGATTAGTTTTTGATGATATTGAAGTTTTTGGAGGCGATTGTTTTTTAGACTATATCTCTCATGTAAGATTATATCCTCATAATGAAGAGCTTGATAAAGATGATGACTATTCTGATGCTCGTTCTTGGCCTTGGGAGGATAGATATAATCATCCATTAAGAGAAGCATTATCTGCGGGTGGAATAGCTGGTGGTACTGATTCATTAATTTGGGCTAATGTAGGAACAAGACCTCATGCGGCAAGGGCTGGAAATGGTTATCCTCAATGGGCTCTTGGTTTGTTTAGTGGTGGTCCAAAGGTACAAGCATTTCCAGAAGGATTATTTGAGGAGTTTGATATTAATGGAGTTTTAAACTTTCAAGAACTTACTGTATTCTATAATACAAAGCCAGTTGATTTTTTAGATAATGATATATTTCCTGTACGTTGGAGATATTCACCATCAAAACTTTATGGAGATCCAATAGATACTTGGAGGTTGTTTCAGGTTAATGATTTAAGAGATTTGAATGGAGAGTATGGAGAGATTACAAGTTCACTTTATATTTTCAATCAAATTTATTCTTGGCAGATTGGTGCTTTTGGTAGATTGAGAGCATCTGATAGGGCTTTAATTGAATCACAACAAGGAGGAACTTTAAGCACAGGAATAGGAGATAAATTAGATGGTATAGATTACGTATCTACTGAAATTGGCAATCAACATCAATGGGGATTATTTGGCTCTGATAGAGCTGCTTATTGGATTGATGTGAACAAGCATAAGATAATGCGTTTTGCACAAGATGGACAAAACCCTTTATCTGATATAAAAGGACAACATCAATTTTTAGATTTAGAGCTTCCTTTGTATGAAGATTACGATAGTCCTGTTAGTAATCGTGGTGTTCATGGAACATTTGATTTTGGAAACAATGAGGCTATATTTACATTTAACAGAGATAGATTAATTTATGCTGATTCAAATGGTCTTATAACATTAATCTCAAGGTCTGTTTTAGGAAAAACATTTACACCTTATATTGTTGGACAAAATCAGACAGCTATAATTAGACCATCTGTTAATGCACAATCAGTATTTTTGCCAATTGGAAATGTTGGTGTGGGTATAAATGAAAACACAATAATGTATTTGTTTTTAAATAGCAAGGATAGCTTTAGTGCTGATATTCATAATGCTGATAACAATGGAACAACTTTATTGTTTACTGCTACCATAGGTAAGTATTATAGATTGTTTAGACATAGTATTGAAGATAATTGGATGTATGAAGAGGTAGAAGCAAATGATACTACACCTCATAAAACAAGTTTAACTTTTAATGAATATGGCAATTGGTTTGCAAGTTATCATGGCTATGCTCCAACTCACTATATGAGTACAAAATATTTAGTTGTATCTCAAGATGTTATTACTGAAAGACCTGTTACTTATAATGCTATTCAAGTACATGATTTAGGAAGAACTTCTGAGTTTATTTCTTTTTCAAAAAAGTCTTATGTTTCTGTTTCGTCAAATGAAATTCCAATGATTACAAAAGCTTTTGATTCATTAAGAATAAATTGTGACCAAGACTATAATGATTATTTAAGTGTTTTGTTAATGGAGACAGAAAAGCAGTTTTATTTTTTAAACATGCTTACTGATACAAGGAAAAAATATTTAGAAGATATTTTAAGAGTACCTTTAAGGACAGAAACTCAAAATGACAGGATAAGGGGTAAACATGTTTTATTAACACTTGAAATGAAAAATAATTTTAATTTTAAAGGAAGAGTAACTAACTTAGTAACTTATTTTAGACGTTCAAATAGAATTTAATATATGTCAGTATTTACAAGCACAAGAGAATTAGGAACTCAGCAACAGACAAGAAACTTTAAAGTTCAAACAGGGTGGAAGAAACATGCTATGGCTCTTGCAGGATATAAAGCTTCTGGTGAAAAGAATTGGTGGGGAAAATGGGTAGGAGCTACACCTATTGCAAAAAATATTGCAGGAAAACATTTGGCTGAAGGTAGTGATGCTGAGGAAGTTATAGCCTCTCAAACGGGTGCTGAATTAAAACATCAATTTGGTACTGCTTCTTTTGCTGCTTCTTTTCTTGGTGGTATAGGCATCATTGGAGGAGATA